AAAATATTTCAATTCTTATCCAAAATGCAACGACCTCAAAAAAGATTTCAAAGACGCTTGCAAAGAAATTCGCCATGAAAATTGGGACGAATTATTCCTGGTTTTAGATTGGATAAAAGACAATTGGGGATGGAAGGGTAGCGAACATTATTTTAAGTATTTTGTGAAGTTTAGTGAAAATGAGCCGACAATGGTTCATGAGTTTGGTTTTGAAGATTATGCACGAGACCTTGGCGAAAATTGCTATTTAGACGATATTCGCAGGGACAATGGACACAACCCTATTCTTGACTTTATTGACTGGGAAGCCTGGGTGGATTTTGTCAAAAATGACTATACCGAAGTAAGCAACCCACTTAATGAAAGCCGTTGTGTTTATTATATAAGTCATTAATATTTATGTATATGAAAAAAGTTCATAATGTTACAAGAAGGGTTTTAGTTTATAGTTTTATAGTTTTATAGTTTTATGGGTTCAATATCAAAAGGTTTAAAAACAAAACAGAATGGGAAAGTCTGCGTTTTTGAATGTAATGCGGAACACGAAAATAGCAAATATGTTGCTATAAGTACAGCAGAAGTAAGAACGGGAATCAATAACAACTACAAAGAGTTTAAGAAGCACGCAATGGAAACAAGAGAGCTTTATGATTTTGTAAAAAATTTAGATGAAAAGAACGCTTATATTAGAAACTTTATAAGATTATATGAAGAAGGTAAAACTTACGAAGCTTCGGAATATTTAGACTATGAAGGGATGAAAAAGCGATATAAATTTTAGTTATTATTATTATTTTATTTGTTATGTATATGAAAAAAAAAGGTTACAATAAACAAAGAATAAAATTCGCGTTTATTTTTGATGATAGGTTCAAATACGATAAAAATGGCAAAAAACTTGGATTTGCTGATGAAGCAGAGAAGCACTCAATCAATGAATTAAAACATTTTGCAGAAAATGCTAAACAAAGATTAGAAAATGATGTGTATTTTATAGATAATATTTCAGATGATATGCAAATATATGATTTAAGACATATTGATTTTGGTGCAACTCACCAATATAGAGCACAAGTAATTATAAGACCGTATAGTAAAAAAGCTGCAGAAGTTTATCACCATATAAACAAATACTATCAAAGGTGTAGTTATATTTTAATTAATTAATTAGTTTGTTTGTTTGTTTAGTTTATGATTGAAGTTTTGAAATTTGTAGGTGTGTTTTTAGCGCTTGGGTTTGTGGTGCATATAATATGCAAATATGATGCACGCGATAAATAGTTTTTTAGTTAAATATATGAAAAAAGATTATAGTTTTTTAAATAAAGTGGTTGTGTTTGATAATCAAGGCAAGACTTTAGATAGGTATACAATTGTTTTTCAAGACGGAAGTAATGCAAGCAGTAGTACACACCCCACAAGCCCTAATGGATTTTATCAACGCGGCGAGGGTATAAATTACACGCCCCTTGATTTTTATGATGGGGAGCGTTGCCATTTAACTGACAAAGAGGATATAAAAGCTTATAATAAAGTTAATAAGCACCTTGGAAAATACAAGACTTTTAATGCAATGAAGCGGTTACCAAAGCAAGTATTAGATTGTATAAAAGAAGATGTTGAGGTTGTTGATGTTTGTGAGGCAATAGAAAATGAATATTATTGCAGTCCACGACCAAAAATAACAGAGGCTTTTTTAAGAGAAGAGCTTGCGTTCGGTGATAAGCAAATCGAGATTGCGAAAAATTATTGTGGTTTAATTGAATTTTAGTTTTATGAAAAAAAGAGAGTTATTAATAAAAAAGCGTTTTGATACGCAAACAGGTATATGGAAGTTAAAAGAAGAATACTTAAATTCAATATATGTTGATAGAATCATTGATTTATTACAAAAGAATGATTGTATTATAGGCGGTTTTTCAAATATTGCAGGTGGGGGTATTACATTTTTTACAAAAGACGATAGAAAAAACTGCGTTTGGATATGTGTTGAAGCTACACGCAAACAAAGCTGGGCGGAAGTTAGTTATCCAGATTGGAAGCGTGTTTTTGTAAAATTGGAAGAGTTTTTTAAAATTTAATTTATGTCTATTGAAAAAAAAGTTGCCGAGGCTACAACTCAAAAAAAGCCTTACAAATTTGGCTACCTTAACGAGCTTATAACTGACGAAGTTGAGTATAAAAAAGCCCACGAGTTGCTTAATAAAATGGACTGGGCTTTTAGTCCACTTCAAAATGTTAATGACACGGACGGTTGCTATATACAAAGCATTTTATGGTTATGCGACCTTGCGGATGTCTGGGAACATATGGAAGAGTGCGGGCGTGCGGATTATGAAGGCGGACACGAAGCAAAAGAAATTCAAGCGACTGTAAATTTGATTAATGTTCTTATGGTTGAAAATGATTTAGAGTTTATTTTTATTTAATATGTATATGAAAAAATTTATAATAAAAAAAGTAGTGCCAAAAGCAGTTGACACTTGGGAAGTTGAAGCAGAAAATCAAGGGGATGCAGATTTTGCTATCTATAAACGCTATGACAATGCTATTTTAAAAAAACACGAGACATTTGACGCAGATTATGGAGACGCAGATTTTACCATTTTTGAAGATGATTTGTCGGGGTATACAAGCGAAGAGTTGCTTTACGAAGTCCACAAACGCCGTAATATTTATATTGAGGGATGGTATAACGCATACTACATAAACAAATATACTGGTTTGCCTATGCAATACTGTGATGTTTTTATAAAATGGGATTATGATACTGCCTGCGATGGGGATTTGGAAGTTGCGGTTGAGCAGTGGCTAGATAAAATGAAAATAAATCTTGACAAATATAATTCTTGATGTATATATGTATTGAAGTATTTTATAATTATATTTTTGTTTTATGACTAAAGAAAGAAATGATGGAAAAACTGGAGTTAGCTTTAGGATTCCCACGGAGCTTGAAAAAGCTTTTCATAAACACTGTGCTTGGAGGGAAGACCGAATAACGAAGTCGGAACTGGTAGCAAAGTTAATCTTAGACTTCTTGCAATCGCAAGGGGTGGAGGTGAGCATGTCATCGGAGGAGAAACCCGAAGCCGAAGGTGACATGTATAGTTAAGTGAGGGTAAATTTTATTATGTTTAGTATGTCTAAAAGTAGAAACGACTTAATCAAGGCAGTCGCAAAAGACCTTGGTAAAACGCAAGTTGAAGTGTCAGCAATCGTTCAGCATTTCTTTGGTAAAATCAAAGATTCATTGAGCGAAGGTGAAGCAGTTCAAATGATTGGCTTGATGAGTTTTAAAGTTGTTGATAAAAAAGCAACAGTAAAACGCAACCCGAAAACCGGTGCAACAGTTAATGTTCCTGCAAAAAAGGTTGTAAAAATCAAAGGCGGTTTATTTTTTAAATTATAATTTTATGAAAAAAACTTGTGGAGCTTTGGTAATCGGCTTTATGATTACCACCAATGTTTATGCTAGTGATAATTTCTTTACAGATATAAATACTTTTGAAAAAGATATGGGTAAAAAACCCTGTGCTTATTTGAAAGGAGTTATTAAGAGTCATACCACTAAATATTTTACTGCAAAAATGCAGGATAAGGAATGCCTACAAGTTGTTGAGATGATGTTTAATGTGGTTGAGGCTAACGAGACTAAAGTAAATCCAGACAATGAAAAAGCAGCATATAAGGCAGGATACCGTGATGGGAGTGCTAATTGTTCTCACACCTCATCAGTCTTTCAAACAGAAAGCAAACAGTATTGCCCTTCAGTAAGTTGTAGCCAAGTAGAAAGTGAGTTGCGTAATTGCAAACAACAACTACAAGGTGCAGAGTTCGAAGGTGAGCGTAGAGGCTTTTATCGAGGTCAAATGCAACGCTAATATTCTTTAGTGATTGCTTTGAGCAGTGGCTACGGGAGGAGAGATTTTTTCGTAGCCACAAAAACAGCTTTTAAAGGGATATACTATATTATAGCCATCCACAAAATCCCAAAGTCAATATAAAAGTAAAAATTTAATAAGAAAGTTCTTGACTTTTATTTTTATATTGTTTTTTATTATGTAAGAACATTTAACATTATTGTTTATTGTATGAATAACGAAAATTTAATAACCTGCGATGAGCTGGCCGAGATAATACAAATCGATAGGCAGGTCATACAAAAGTGGGCAAGAGAAAATAAAATACCGAATTACAAAGTAGGAGTAGGAAAAAGAATTACATACCGATTTGATAAGAATGAAATTTTAGAGTTCTTTAAAAGCCATGATGTAAAAAGCATTTTATAATTTTGTATGTCTATGGTGGGAAATGAATTACAAAAAACTATCAAGGCTTTCAAGGAGTTAAAGCTACCGATAGTTAGAACAAAAAACAAAGCTCCAATTGTGAACGCTTGGCAAAAATTAGCAAGCAACCCCGATGGTTGGTCTGGCAATCTACAAACTGCGACCGAGGCTGGGTTTGTGATCACAGCTGATATTGTTGTGGTTGATGTAGACCCTAGAAATTTTAATGAAGGCGTAGACAGTTTGGCAGAATTAAGCAAAGCTATTGATTTTGATTTAGAAGCAAACGCAAAATTTTCTACAAGAACAGCAAGCGGTGGATTACATTTATACTACAAGAAAAAATCCGACATAAAATTTCCAAATGAATCCGACAAATTCAAAGGCGTTGAATTTAAGCAGATGGGACAGCAAGTGCTTATTCCAAATTCTATATTGCCAGACGGTAGAAATTATCAATTAATCAACGCCAATCTTGAGCAACTGCTTGATATTCCGCAAAAGTTCTATGAAGTAATCGGGACAAAGTCAGCAAGCAAAGCTATTAACACTGGCTCTGGTTTCAAAAACCATACAACAGATATATTAAGATTAAGACAATTGCTTGAAAAAACACCACCCGCAAATGAGGGTGAGAATGGAGACAAAGCGACCTACAATGTTTGTTGCCTTGGTAAAGATTACGGCTTGAGTCCAGATGTATTTTTTGAATTGCTTTGTGAGTGGAACGAAAGATGCAGTCCACCTTGGCAATTAGAAGACTTGAGAACAAAAATGTTAAATGCTTATAGCTACAGCCATAACAAAGCTGGCTCACATTCCGTAGAAGCGATGTTTGATAATATAGAGCAAAGCTTCCTATCTCCAGAAGACGCAAAGACGCAAGAAGAAGCATTGATTGATTGGCAGAATGAATTGCAAGTAAATAAAAATGGAGGTTATAAAACCACACTTAAAAACGCCGTCCTGTTTATGAAGCATGACGAACACTTAAAAGGTAAAATTGCTTTCAATGAATTTTCTGGTGATAAGGTTTGGTTAGAGCCTGCGTATTGGCACAATACTAAAATGAATAGCTACCTCCCGAATGGCAGAATATGGACTGACACTGATGCAATCAAGACAAGATATATATTCAACAACTACAATTTTGATGTTGGCACAAATCTCATTTACGAAGCAGTAACAGAATTATCAACATCAAATAACTACCATCCAGTTAAAGAATGGCTTGAAAAAAATTCTAAATGGGATGGCACCAAAAGACTTGATACATTTTTCACAAAATATTGTGGAGCGGATGACAATGTATATAGCAAAGAAGTGGCAAGAAAAATGTTTTGTGCAATTGTTGCAAGAGTATTTGACCCGGGCTGTAAGTTTGATTACTTGCCTATTTTTGTTGGTAAGCAAGGCATCGGTAAATCCACCCTATTAAAAATTTTATCAATACATCCCTCTTGGTTTTGCGATAACATAGGCGACATCACGAACGCAAAAGAAGTAATACCACAAACAAGAGGTAAGCTTATTGTTGAATGGCAAGAGCTAGCTTTGTTTAGCAAGATTGATATTAACCATAGCAAAAGCTTTTTATCTACTTCTGTTGACCGTGTGCGTGAAGCATATCATAGAGAAGCAAAAGATTATCCAAGACAGTTTATAGTAATAGCAACAACCAATCAAGATAAGTTCTTGCTTGACGAAACTGGTAATAGGCGTATGCTACCGATTGAATTAAGAGATATTGATACAACGGCAGTTGCGGAAATATTAACGCAGCTATACGCCGAGGCTTTAGAGCTATATAGAAAAGGTGAGAAACTTTATATTACGGATAGATACGCATTAGAAATTGCAGAGCAAATCCAATCAGACAGATTCAAGAATGACGAAATCGAAGAAACAATTATTGAATGGTTAGATAATATTTCAGACGACCTCAAGCATATTTGCACCAAAGAAAAATTGCAGGTCAATGATGTTATCATCCATGGTTTAAAAGAATCACCTACAAAGACAAGAGGATTAGCAAACCGGGTGTCAAATATATTGCGTAGATTAGGTTATCAAAGACAATCTTATCGTATGGATGGCAAGATAAAACAAGGGTTTGTGAAAAAGTTTAGTTTATGATTTTATATCTCATTCAATATTTATCCGATTTATGTGCTTCTTTTTCTTATGTCGTAGCAAAAAAATTCTATCAAAATGTTTTTTATTCAACAACAGAAATGTTTGCTTACTGCAATATCTATTTGTTAATTTTGATGTTATGTATAAACCCGATTTTAAAGAATAGATATAACTTTAATCTTTTAAATCTTAAAGACTATCTTAAAAACAAAACAATTATTTATGTAACATTATTAAGTGTTTTGACTTCATATATAAAAACCATTTTACTCAGCAATCTGTTTAATGTATCACAACTTACTTTGCGTAGTTATTCAATCATGTGTCCTTTCATAACACTTGGATTATGCCATATCTTTTTAAAAGACCAAAAACTAAATAAATCATTTTTATTTGCCTTCCTAATCTGTTTTGCAGGGTTTTTTCTTTTCAATTCCAATAGCCCGCTTGCGTTCGGATTCAGCATCACACTCATTGCCTATGTTATCTTTAATGGATATTCTGATTACAAACTCAAGGCTATATCACACAAAAGAGGCTTGGAAATGATGCTATTCGATAATGTAATGTTCTTGTTTGTGTCAAGCACTGTTTTTATTCTGGCATCATTTAATCAAGACTTCACAAAATCCGTTTTTGGAGTTGAGCAATTTGCTATATCAAAACTATTTAATACCCAAAACATTATTCCTGTTTTTGCTCTTGCAGTTCTATCTTTCTTTGCTCATAATTTTAAAATGCTTTCCTATAAGGCAAAACATATAGCAGGCATAATTATTATAGGAATATTTTTTAAATCATTCAATAGTATTCTTATGACTTACATTGAACATGATATAATACCAACAATGACACAGTCAATAGGAATAGTCATTATGTGTATAGGATTAAGTTTTTTTATGTATAAAAATTATGCAAAAAACAAAAAATTTTAAATATATGAAAATAATGCTTGACAATAAAAAACAATATATGTATATAATAAATAAGTTAGAGATGGAAAGCCACTTGACCGAACGCAAAGTAATAGAAAACCTAGCGTTTGCGAATGTGCAAGTATATAAAACGCAAGTAGGTTTCAATGCCGAAGTCTCTAACGATAAAAATAATTTGTGGGAATTATGGGTAAGTTAAAAAAAATAAGAGATAGGTTTTATTTCCTAGCAGAACATGAACACGAGCGTTCGCTTGTGAAATTCAAATGGGATGCTGATAATAAAGCGTTCTATCTTGATGACTATGTTAAAGCTAATAAGATTAAAGAATATGCAACTGACGAAGCTACTAAAAAATATTTTGAATATTTATCTAGCAACAATATAGGCTCTTACGGACAAGAACCAATAGAAAAAATGAGGCAGGTTGATGGGGTGTTTCCATACCAAGCAAGAGGTGTCCAAGAAATAACAATGAGATTGCACCAATATAAATGTGCGTTGCTTGCAGATGAGCAAGGTCTCGGTAAGACAATTCAAATGGCTAAACTAATCGGAGATGTATTTACCAGTTCAGTATTAAGCGGCGAAGGCGGTATAAAGATTTTAATTGTATGCCCAGCATCGTTGAAATTAAACTGGAAAAAAGAACTGTTAGAATGGTGCGAAGCTGTAGAAAGAACTTTAGACATCCAAGTTATAACCTCATCTAAAGATTGGATTAATCCAGATGCAAGAATAGTGATTGTGAATTACGACCTATTAACAAAAGAGCATGTTCAAAGTGAAATAAAGAAAGCAAGATTTTATATGTGTATATGCGACGAAGCCCACTATCTTAAGAATGCTAGAGCATCAAGAACTAAAGCGGCTGCTAAGATTATGAAAGACATACAATACAATATCGCATTGACCGGAACACCTATATTGAATAAACCTATCGAGTTGTATTCGCTGTTGAAATGTTTGAAAGCGACTGACATCTTGAAACCTTATGATACATTTAGACCATTTGCCTTTAGATACTGCAATGCTTTTGATGGCACTTGGGGATTTGATGCTAGCGGGCATAGCAATCTTGACGAACTTAATTTTAGACTACGCTCAACAGTTATGGTTCGTAGAGAAAAGAAAGAAGTGTTATCACAACTACCCGATAAGAGTTATCAGATTATACCTTTGGAAGCGGATAAAAAATCGAAAGAGATTTGCGAAAGCTTGAGCAAGTTAAACCTAAAACAACTGGAAGAGAAACCAGAATTGGGGTCTGTTGGAGAGATTGCGAAATTAAGACATGAACTTGCATTGACAAAGCTTGATGATTGTATCATACATATTAAGGATGTGTTGGAAGATAAACAAAAGTTAGTTGTGTTCGCACATCATAAAGCCGTGATAGAAAAAATTGCGGAAGCATTAAAAGAATTTTGCCCTGTTGTATTTGATGGTAGCACATCAATGACCAACAAGAATAAGGCGGTTGAGTCGTTTCAAAACGATGAGGCTTGTCGTGTTTTCATTGGGCAGATACAATCCGCCGGAGTTGGTATCACATTAACGGCGGCGGATACAGTGGTGTTTGTTGAGTCTTCTTGGGTTCCTGGTGAAGTCGAGCAGGCGGTAGATAGATGCCATCGTATTGGGCAAAAGAATAATGTTCTAGCCCAATTCCTAACAGTAAGTGGCAGCATAGACGAAGTCATGTTGCATTCTATTGTGAAGAAAAAAAGTGTGATAAACCGTGTTATGAAATGATTTTATTTTTTGTCTTATGTCTAGTATTTTAATTTTACAAACAAACCTTGAGGGTTTGAACCAAACTCTTTACTCCCTACAAGGTGTAGAGAAATCTCGTGAACTATCTTTGGCTATTACCAAAGTGGAAGAGGCTATTATGTGGCTTGAGAAAGCTGAATATTTAGCACATCCTACGCTGTTTGATAATGTTCCAACGCAGGAAAATCCAAACCAAGGTATGCTTAATTTTGACGCACCAGCGGAAGAAGCAAAACCAAAAGCAACTCGCAAGAAAGCAGAACCGAGAGTAGAGAAAGTAATCCTAACAGGTAATCCAAATGTTGTTGGTCTTGTCGTTGAAGATACACAACCAGTTGAAATGAAATGCCCACCAGTTGATGATGTCCGTATGGCGTTCAAGAAGTATGTTGAAACAAACGGAACTGAAAATGGAAATGCTGCTTTAATCAAACATGGTGCTGAAAAGATTTCAGAGCTATATGCTAAAGGTGATAATGTTGTTATTAATTTTTATAATTCAATTGTATGAAAAATTATTTATCTGCCCAAGAGGTATTTGGAACTGGGGCTGTTGGGTTGTCAATAGCTATAGATAAACTTAACAATGCAGAAGTTAAAGATGTAAATCATTTTTTATTATACGATGAGAATGATTTCTATCTCGGTGCTAATTTATCTACATTGAATATTTTGGCAAAAATAAAACCAAAATTTGAGTTTGTCCGTTTAGATAGCTGCCACTACGCAGGAAATAATTTTATCATAAATAATTTGGAAATATTTTTTATACCAAAAAAATTAGATAGTAGTATTATAAAATTTTATTTATATTAATATATGAACGAAGTTAAAGCACACTCACATTTATCAGCGTCATCTGCTCATAGATGGTTTAACTGCCCTGGCTCCGTAGGCTTATCAAAGCTTATGCCACCGCAGGAATCATCTAAGTATGCAGAAGAAGGCACACTTGCCCACGCATGGTTAGAGTATAAACTACATAAAGCTTTGTTTGGGAAAGAGATTGAAAAGCCAGCAGGTGAATTAACAGAAGAGATGGAAGAAGCTGTTGATGTTGCACTAAACTATATTGGTGATAAGTTTATGTATGCTAAAGAGAAAGACATCTTAATCGAAGGTCGTTTTGATTTAAGCTACATACACGAAGGTATGTTTGGAACTGCTGACTTCTCAGGTATCACACCGGACGGAGAATTATTTGTGATAGACTACAAGCACGGCAAAGGTGTTGTGGTATCTATAGAAGATAATAAGCAATTGTTATTCTATTCTGTCGGGGCAGTAAATCACTTTGATGTAGCAGCAGACACTAAAGTAACCATGGTTATTATACAGCCAAGAGCGATGGGAAACCCAATCAAAGAACAGACATTAACTGCTGGAGAAATACACGACTGGACAAATATATTGATAGAGAAAGCAAGAGAAGCAGACCAAGAGAATGCCCCGCTTAAAGCAGGTCAGCATTGTAAATGGTGCCCGGCACAAAGCAGATGCCCAGCAATGGCGAAGGAAATGTTTGGTGATGTGGTAAAGATACCAGTATCAGAAATTAAAAGGAGAGAGCTACCGAAACCGGAGCTATTACCAAAGGAACAGTTGATTAATATAATCAGTCATAAAGATATAATAGAATCTTGGTTAGAAGCATGCTTTGGTTTCCTGCAAGGGGCTGCCATAGCCGGTGAAACTATACCGGGATACAAGCTTGTTCGTCGCACAGGTCATCGTAGATGGTCTAACGAGGAAGAAGTTATAAAGAAATTTGAGTCCTTAGGGGATGACATTTATGTCATTAAACCGAAGGAACTTAAATCGCCCGCCCAATTGGAGAAGCTGAAAGGCATCGACAAGAAAGGCGTAGCTTCAATGGCGTTCACACCGGAGATAGGGATTACCCTTGTCCCCGAGTCGGACAAAAGAGAGGCGGTCGCAGGCGTTAGTGCCGACCAAATGTTTTCAAAATGTTAATTATGTTTTTATTTTATGTCTAATCAATCTACAAAAGTTCAAGGTGTTGTTTCTTACCCAAACCTCTTTAAAGCTAAAAGAAACAATCTCAATGGAAAGGAAGAGTATTCTGTCGATGTTCTCATCGATAAGAAAGCCGACCTAAAAGTTGTTCACGCTGCTATCAATGCCGCTATCGAAAAGAAATTCGGTAACGACCCAAAGAAGCATCCGAAGAACTTAAAGTCTCCTTTGAAAGATGGTGATGAGAAAGGAACTCCAGAGTATGCTGGTAAGTTCTATATCACATGTAAAGCAAACGCTGCTGAAGCTAAGCTTATCTTGTGTGATAATACTCTACAACCATTGCAACATCCGTCTGACATCCAAGGTGGAGATTTTGTCAATGTAAATGTCAACTTCTATGCTTACGATGCAAATGGAAACAGGGGTGTATCCGCTGGATTACAAGGTGTTCAATTAGTTCGCAAGACTGATAAGCCTTTCTCCGGAAGACCATCTCGTGCAGAGGATATGTTCGAATCCTTTGCTGATGATTCTTATGCAGAACAAAATTCAGAAATGTTTGCGTAATAATTATTTTGTGGGGTTATGATTTATATAGACTTTGAAACTTATTCAGAATCAAACATCAAGAAGTCCGGTGCGTGGGGGTATTCTATACACCCATCAACCGAGATTCTTTGTATGGCTTTTGCTATTGACGACGAACCTGTAGATATTTGGACACCGGATAACGGTTGCAATTTAGATAGAGTGTTCGCTCTCATTAGCGAAGGCAGTCTTGTAGAAGCTCATAACGCTTTCTTCGAAAGAAGTATATGGCAGAATGTCGCTGTAAAAAAACTTGGTTTCCCACAAGTCCAAGCGAACCAATGGCGATGTTCTGCCGCCAGAGTTGCGGCTTTGGCATTACCTCGTTCACTCGAGGATGCCGCAGAGAAATTAGAATGTATCAATCAAAAGGATACAACAGGTAAAAGAATAATGATGCAGTTATGCACACCAAAGACTTCAACAAAGAAGGATGAGAATACAAGATTTTTAAAAGAACTATATCCGGAAAAATACGAAACGCTTTACGAATACTGTAAGCAGGATGTGGAGACTGAAAGAGAAATCTCCCACCGCACAAGACCATTGCGTGATGCAGAGCAAGACCTATGGTTATTAGACCAAGAGATAAACAGCCGAGGTATATTAATAGATAAGGTTGCAGTAGAGGCTGCCATTGAGATTGCATCCAACGCAACAGCAAAGGCTCTTGACAATATACAGGCAATAACAAATGGAGTGATTACATCATTCACCCAAACAGTAGCGTGTGCTAAATGGGCAACCGACCAAGGCTACCCAATGGAAAAATTTAACAAAGCTTATTTGGCAGAGAAGATGGAGACAGATGATATGCCAGAGAAAGTTAAGAAGGTTATAGAATTACGCCAGAACTTCGGGAAGACAAGCGTTGCGAAGTATCAAGCAATGTTAGATTGTATGGGAGAAGACAACCGCATAAGAGATAACTATATGTATCATGGTGCGTCCACTGGTAGATGGTCTGGAAAAAATGTTCAGTTCCAAAACCTACCAAGAGGGAAAATAAAAGACATGAACACAGCAATAGAAATATTAAAGATGAGAAGCGAACCAATGATTGATATGTGTTATGGTACGGGAACAATGGATTTCCTATCGTCCGCAATCCGTGGTATGATTATCGCACCGGAAGGGAAGCAGTTATATGTAGCCGATTACGCTGCGATAGAAGCCCGTGGCGTAGCATGGATTTCTGGTCAAGAGGATTTACTCAATGACTTTAGAAATGATGGTAAAATATATGAGAAACAAGCTGCATTCACTTATGGAAAGGACATCAGCGAAATAGGCAAAGATAGTGTAGAAAGATTTGTAGGTAAAACTCTAGTGCTTGCGTGTGGTTATGGTATGGGTGCAAAGAAATTCCAGCTGACATGTGCAGGACAAAAGGTAGAACTTGATCTAGATTTCTGCGAACGAGCTGTGAAATCGTATCGTGAAAAGAACTCTAGCATCGTAAGCCAATGGTATGCGCAAGAGCGGGCGGCTATGTTGGCAGTTAGAACAGGTCGTATGATTACGGAAGGGGTTGTAACTTGGGGAGTTAATGGAGACTTCCTATACTGCAAGCTACCAAGCGGAAGATGTCTTGCGTATTTTAAACCATCAATCAAAGATGCAAAGACCAGTTGGGGTGATACCAAAGAACAGCTTCACATCTGGGGAGAAAAAATTGTAGAGACAAGAAAGATATGGTGTGAGTTCACAATCTATGGTGGACTTATAGTAGAGAATATAGTGCAGGCAATCTGTAGGGACTTAGTTGCGGAAGGAATGTTTGCCGTAACGAAAGCGGGGTATGATGTTATCATGCACTCCCATGACGAATTAATCTCTGAGGCTCCCATCAACTTTGGCACAGTTGAAGAGTATGAGAGGTTGATGTGTAGCACACCAACTTGGGCTGCTGGCTTCCCTGTGAAGGCAGAAGGCTGGGCAGGTATGCGTTATAAAAAGTAATTTATTTAGTTGTTAGTATATGAGTATAGAAAAAGAAAGTAGAACCTATAATGAGATAGGAAAAATCCGAAATGGTCGTCAGCAGATGCACGGTGCCGCTAAAGTTAATTTCGAAATGATAGCGAAGCTGTGGTCAGCATATACTGGAGCTGTAATATCTGCGGAGGATGTAGGATTTATGATGTCGATGTTAAAAGCTTCCCGGTATAAAGGCGGTGATAAACATAACTTTGATAATTTTGTGGATGCAGCTAATTATATTGCTCTTGCTGGAGATATGTCTAATCCATATATAGATAAGCCTATAACGCAAGAAGAAGATAGACTAAATGAAGACATGTTTAAATAATTTTTATGAGTATGTATTTTATAGCACTAGACCTAGGCACTACCACTGGATGGGCTATCGGCAAAACTTTGCCGAAGCAGCACTGCCAAAGTGGAACGGAGAATTTTAAACCAACAAGGTATCAATCCCATGGACAAAGATATATTGAGTTTAAAAATTTCTTGGTAAAAATCCACAGCAAGTATAACTTAAGCTACTGCTATTATGAAGAAGTTCGTAAGCATATTGGAACAGATGCAGCTCATATATATGGAGGTTATGTTGCTACCCTCCAAGCATGGTGCATTGAGAATAATATTGAGTATGCTGGAACTCCTGTTGGGACCATAAAGAAACATATCACCGGCAAAGGCAACGCTGGAAAAGATGATGTAATCATGGCAGTAAAAAAGAACTTAAACTTGTTCCCTAAAGACCACAATGAAGCCGATGCTATTGCGTTGTGTGATTATCATTTAGCGAACCCTAATGAGTGATTATTTCTCAGGACATTCATTTTCAGAATCTTCTATTCCTAATTTGTTCTTTATGATATCTTTCTCTTGTTTCCGCCCCATAAGATAGCTCAATAAACTAAATACAATATTCATGGACCACCGTGCAACTTCTTTTGTAAAATGTATTCTTTCGTTTTCAAAACATAAAGATAGTATTTGTGATAGCACAATATCAGCTAAGCAAAAATAAAAACATATTTGTATAAACTTCATTTTCTGAAAATCCTGGTATACCCCCTGCTTTAAATATTTGGCGAGCCTATCAATTTTTTCTGTTTCTTTTTCATTCATGGTGGTATTACTTAACCGAATTATAATACTTATCGCTTATCTGGTATTGCTTTAAAATATCCAGCATGATATGATAGTTCCTTGTCTCCTTGTCATACTCTGAAGGCAGCATACAAACCACAGGTGTCTTAGGTGAGTTCATAAGATAGCATTTATCATCTGTTATTATTGATGGTTTCTCTAATTTTTCCCTAGAAAATTCTAGTGCAGGTTTCTCTATCTTGGCTTGTGCCACATCTATCTTGTGGTTGTAAGCACATGATGTTAAAGTAGCCGATGCTGCCAAGGCGATTAAGGTTTTATACATATAGTGTCATCATTAAAATTTGTAATACGGCAATTAATTTCTTCGATTATATAATACTTAACTTTTACCTTCTCTGGCACTGTGGTAGCTGATGCAATTTCTTTTTCTACCCTAGCAGATTCCTTGATTATTTGTTGTGACTTCTTAAAAACGACAGCGGATTGCTTTATAACATTATCTTGTTGTCCGATAGTAATATCCTTCTGTTGTGTCTTAACCTCTTCCAAAATGGCTTTAACTGCGTCATCTTTCCAGTTGAGTAATGCGTTTCGCACAAAAAGACCAGGACCGATAGCAGTTGTGAGTGCAAGGGTATAGAAAATATATTTTGCGTAATTAGGTATCACACTTTTAAATCAATAAACAATTCGTCTAACTTTTCTTTGATTGGTTCTTGTGCAGAAGGGATAAATATTCTTTTGCCGGATAATGGTTTCACTGTCTGTAAATGACACCAATTGTTTGTCCACTTCGGATGCTCAAGATACAACCCACACTCTTCTAATACATCTTGATTGGCTACGCAGTAGCTGTCAAGTTTGCTTTCCGTGTCTGCAAAATCACAAGCAAGACATATTATGTGGTTAGATTTCTTTGCACCACCTATGGCGGTATTCTTTTTTGGATTTCTATAGCCAGAGGTTACCATCATTGGCTTGCCATATATAGCTCTGAATTTATTTAACGCTTCCATTAATTTTTTTAAATTAGCTTCTAGAGTTGACGGAATTGTTTCAACAATACCCGTGCGATAATCTTTCAAAATTTCTTCTCTAGTTATAAGCATAAATTATTCTCTAAATTTTAATTGTTTTAGTTTTCTTTTTGGAGGATTCTCCATATTCTGTTCATACATAATACCGACTGTTGCTTCTAATCTCACAACGCTTTCGGTTAATTCTTGTGTGGTGGATTGTAATTTATTTATTGTGTGGTTAAAATGCCCGAAGATAAATGACAGCATAAATGCTATGATGGTTACAAAACCACCAGACATTGCCGCTATTGGTTTCCAATATCCTGCCATAACTTCTTTACAAGTCTTCTGCGTCCAAGTCTTAAATTTATATTCAAACTCCTTGCTATCAATGTACTTGCCGATAACTCGCATCAATTTTAATTCTTCGTCATCATCCATAGTCATAGTAAAACACCTATATACTCTCGTTACCTTTGAAACAACTGAAAGTAGCAAAACAATTATTTTTCAATGACCATTTGATACCAACAAGTTTTCTTGCCTCTTCAATATTTACTATATCAATCTTCCTAAAAGTCAACTTATTTGTGAGTTCAGCATCTCTTTCTACCACCACACCCCTCTTGTAAAGGAATTCCCGGTCGCCTATGATTAGGGAGCAGTGTCCGTAGGGTGCTGTAAGCAAAGCACAGAGTGAGCCTGTGATAGAGTGTGGTCGCTTGTATGCTAAGTAGCAATCACCTGCTGAATATAAATCAGATATAGGATGTAAGCTTTCTACCACATAGCGATATAGGTATGGTATTAAGAACATCACAAAGAAAATCAATGTGATAAAATAATATTCTGGATGTAGAAATACAATGAGATATTGTAGGAATGAGCAAGTGTTAAATATAACCACAGCTAATAATATTGCTCGTAGGTTATGTCGTTTCCTATCGCAGAGAATAAACGATATTGTTGGGAGTAGCACGCCTTCTAGCATTTGCACAATGTTGTATGCAAACCATGCAGAGTCCTCAGTAAGTAATCTAAAACTAACTAGGGTATTTCCAAACTTGGAAAGAATTATTAGGGTCAGTAATGCCGTCCCGAAGTTGAATAAGACTTGCCCTTTTCTTAGGAGTTTGTGTTGGATTTTTTGCGGCTTCATAACCTTTCTTTAAAGTAGATACAAGTGATTCCCGCATAACTGCGTTCTTACCATCCTTAGAGTCTTGTGGTTCTCTTTGTGGAACTGAAGGTGTAGCCATACGGGTATCAAATAATTAATTAGACCAAAGTTTATTATCAGTAATATCAAACAAAATAACAGAATCAACATTACTCTTTTCATTTATTGTTTGTTCTATCTCGTCTGATTTAGTTCTTATAAGAGTTATGAACTCATTGCAAGATTGAGCTTTTGTTAGCATTGATTTATCAGTATCTGTTAATGTATATGGCGTGCCTTCGTTTGGTTCGTTAGATGAAACTAATTCTTTTAAAGCTGTCAACTCCCTGTTTTGTATTTGTAATACTTCTGCTGCGATATTATTTTGTTTATATTGCGGATATAAATCACCAATGCGTTTTGCGGCTTCCTGTTTTACTTCAGCAATTTTAGCTAATTTAACGGATATGAGTTGTGATTTAGTTGTTGAAGTATAAACCCATGCTCCGTCAATAAATGAAATTGTGCTTACTTGGGTAATATTGTTATTTTCATCTTTATCTTCGTATAATTCTAAGTTTGGATGTATATTTGTATATAACTCTAGCTCCTTCTTTAGTATAGATTTTGTTATAGAACCATCGCTCTTTAAATAGTAATCACCAATTAATTTAATATCCTCGATTAACCAAAGATTATCCGTGACAGAAAACTTTAAAATTTCTAATTCAGAATTATATTCTATTGGTTCTATAAATGTTGCATTTTTTGGTAATATATACATATCCTTCCCTTGTCTTTCACTTTCCATTGGGTCTATTTTTGCTATGGATTCATTTATTAAATACCCATTACTATCAAAGTTATAAATCTTCATACTCATAAAACTAATATTTAATACAATACATTAAGGCTATATTTCTTGGTCTTGTTTCGTTACCCCCTTCTGCAAGAATACCAATTTGAGTATTAGCATCGTAAGTTCCTGTTGCAGGATTACTATTACTAAATGCTATACCTTTCGCATTTCCTCCATATAAGCCATTTGCTAATCCATGTTTATGACTTTTAAATATATCTAATTGAGAAGAACCAAAACTTCTTCCACTATCAACTCCTCTACTATTATCCCAACCTCTAATAAACTCACCTCTTAAATCTGGTATATTAAAAGTTGTAGAACCATCACCAACACCAAACACATCTCCTATTAAAGTAAATAAACCAGAATATGTTGTTCTAGAAATTTCAGAACCATTGCATTCTAAAAACCCCTCTGGAGGTGTATTAGCAGCGAATGGTAAAATTATCCCCCGTGGTATTACTGTCAACGGTTTGTCACTCAAATCATTATATGAACCAGAAGTAGCAACTGTCGATAGCGTTGGCTTTCCGGACAAATCATTATATGAACCAGAAGTAGCAACTGTCGATAGCGTTGGCTTTCCGGACAAATCATTATATGAACCAGAAGTAGCAACTGTCGATAGCGTTGCGATAAAATCTTTTAAGAATTTTGATATATTTGCCATAATTATATAATATTTCTATAAGCTTTTCGAAGCTCTGTATAGAAATATATAGAGCTTCTTTTAAAAGTCAAGATTATTGTTTTACAAACCAATCTGTAGCAGAGTGTTCGTAGATAAATTCTACATATTCACCTGGTAACAAAGTTAAATTTGCACCACCATCAACTGTATCAGAGTCAGAAGCAGCAACAATAACATTTTTTGTGCTTGAAGATTTATTCATCACTAAGTGTGATCGTCCATCTTCAGAAGAACCAACAGAAGGTAAAGTTAAAGTAATATTATCAGATGTAATATTAGAATAAATTTTTTCTTCAGTTGCAGCGATTGCACCGGTTGCAGATTTTTTTACAAATTTTCTGCTAATAGCCGCAATTTGGTCAGCAACATATTGCTTTACATCAGCAACAGAACCAGCTTTATCGTCTTCAGAACCAGACATGTCTTCAGCAACTACAGCATCTTTAGCTCTTTGTTCGGTAAAGTATAGGTTTGAAGAACCTTCAGCAACATCATCAGAGTTAGATAATTGAATTTTTATCCACCCATCAGCATTGTCAATTTCAGCCTCATTAACCAATTGGAAAGTATCACCTTCAGCAGTAACAGTAACTATATCACCTAATTGAACGGTAGCAGTAGTTAAAGCATACATAGCTGTTAAATCAGCAACTACCTCTCTTGTAATTTTACTTACATCTGGTATTTGCGATACAGGAACCTTACCATTTGCATCAAGCTCGGCAAAACCATTAGCAACGCCTTTTGCGTCTTCAATATCCTCAATACGAGTTTGAGCTTCTTGCAGATTTGATTTTATGCTCTGCGGCATATTTTTAGTTAAATCGAACGACATATATTAAACATTAAAAAGTTAAACGAGTTTAGCGTCTCCACACATATAATCCCACACATCATATTCCATTAATAATCTTCCATATCAAATTCTCTTTATCCAACACCAAGGATATATTTCCTTGCGGACTTACTGTAAATGAAGCTTGACCTTCTATATTTGAATCTTGTGCATCCGTTATCGTGATATTGAATGTGGTATTCATGTTTATTATTTCAAACATGGAACCATTATCAAGTCCGTCCTTTGATGGTAGTGTATATTCTATATCAGATGTTGCGGCTTTAGAAGCTATGTTTTTTTCAGTCGTTAATAGCGTTGCGTCATTTTCCGTAAAAACGATATTTGGATTTTGTGATGAACCTCCACCTACGCTGATGCCTCCGAATCCTATATTGCTATTGTCTAAAAAACCCATAATTATATACTTAATAATTTCACAAAACCTATTTCAAGAAAAACATCATTTACCTGTGTTTGATTTAGTTTGAATTTCACAGCTTTAGCACCCCTCCCATCCGTATATGGTGAACATGGAATTATTTTTCCAGTTATAATATTTATAGAAGCATTTTCTCCTTTAGAAGGATTATAGAACGGCATCCAGGTATCTTTTTCTTTTTTTGATTCCATCCATAATTCTAATTTTGTATTCGCAGTAATATTATCTAATGTGGCTATATAAGCTATACCTAAATTTGCCGCCCAAGGAAATTCAATAGGCTCACTATATACCGAACCTGCGGTTATTTTAACTATTTGAGACCCTATTGACATATTAATATTATAAAATATATTTTATTATGATTAATATATAAAAATTAAATATCAATTAAATTTTTTAATTTTTAATCTACAGTGAACCATTTAAGCAATGCGTGGTTATAAACGAATTTTTTGTATTCACCCGGAGTGAGTATAATTTCTTCTTCTCCTTCGATTGTAACTGTTTCAGAATTTACATTTATTTTTGTGTCAAAAGTATTTGTATCTAAATTCAAAATAAATATTTCTCTTCCATCATCAATTAATCCCATACTAGGAAGTTTTAATGTAGCATCCGCTGTTAATTGAGTATAAACTTTTTTTGCGGCCTTATCGATAGTATCGGACGCAGTAAAACGAATCCAATTATAAAATAAATCAATACTACTCCCCGGCACGGCAGTTAAATTCCCATTGTTATCAAATGCTAAGTATTTACCTACCCTATCAGCTAATTTTGGCAATACTAAATTTAACGCCAAGGTATCTGCATCTGAGGGGGATAATATAACACATCTTTCGATTTGAAATTGTGCCTCTTGTATTAATGATATAAGATAATTGAAATCTATATTTACAGCACTTGCACGAAATTCTCCGGACTCTGTATAACCGGAAACTCTTTTAGCAATTGATTGTCTGAATATAACTATCTCATCTCCTAACGCACACGGGGTTGTCAATATAATATTCCCACCTGTAGCACTCCCAACGCTCTCAACCGGAACTGTATAATCTGTCAGATATGTAAGAAGCAGGTCATTCTTATAAACCTTAATATATTCGGCTTTAAAAACAAACCAATCGAAAACAAAAGTTGTTTCGCCAGCGGTAGCAGTATAAGAATTGAAAGGTCTTATATCATTTATTGGAACAAAAGTAGTCATATACAAAAATTATTTATTAACATCAACACCGAGATTCTTTAACAAACGATCGGAACCTTTAGTCGTTACAGGTTTATTAAAAGATTTTAGTTTAAATTCAAGTATTTTATTCTGGAGGTCTGGATGATTATCAACAACTTTTTTTTGTGCGGCTTTCACATTTTCTCTATATATCATACGAATCATTGATTGCTTAGTATCTGCGTTATATCCTTCGTCATCAATAGATTTTTTTGTATTTGCAGCATCTTTAAAGATGGGAGATTTCACTAATTCCCCTATTTGCCCTCTCACATCCTGCTCTTCCATATACATCATCATCTGTTCGTATTGGTCTGGATTTATCCTAACATTATTTATAACTCTCTTTGGCATACTTATAAACGCACTTGCGGCAATCATCTCAGATACAGTTTCATCTTCTCTCCAATTAGAATATGTAATAGGAACCGTTATGTCGTGTACAAATGGATTTCTGACAATTTTATTCCCAAATACATTTCTACGAGGTCTTACATCCATACCAATCCTTGTTTTTATAGTCTCTAACAAGGTATCTGGATTCTGCATGTTCGGGTTTATGACTTTCCCCACGAATGTAACTGCATTCGGAACAATCATTGACGCAGTATAATTCTGCATTAACCTCTTGAACCCTTTCTCATCTTGGTCAATAACCGCACTGATTAAATCAGATAGCCCAGCCATGTAAGACTTTCCTAAAAAAGTATTTGCGACTCCGAGGATACCACCTGCAATATATCTATCTAAATCGTCTTTTGTATCCTCATCATAATCATCCGCTAAATAATCGGAGATTTCCATTACATTTGCTGGGTATATCATAAATGAAGCAAGTGGGTCTGCCCACCCGATGTCAAAGAATTTTCCGTTAATACGCACTGACCTCTCTTGGACCCCTAACTCTCTCCATAAACTTTTTTCAGCCGGGTCCTTAGGACCATCACCAATTACATATCTATTTGATGCAAGATATAGGCCAACACCGAATAAAGCAGAACCTGTCATTAATTTAGACATAGCCATATCTGCTCTAGCCCCGCCAGCTTTAAAATCGGCTCGCCATGCTTCTGTTAAAGGGGCTAGTGGTCCCCTATCCGTCATAAAAAATTTCATTAAATTAGCTGGGGTTTTCAAGAAAGGAACAATTATAGAACCCCCGGGAATAAGCGGCATTGTTTTATCTAAACTATCCCTAAAATTTTGAAACGAATTAGCGACTATACCTGATTTTCGTGTAAAGTTATATTCTTTAGCGAACTTAACTGCATCTTCTTGTAGATTTCTAATAACATCGTCATTACTATATAAATAATCTTCTTTTATTTTATTTTTTAATTCGAAAGAATTAACCCCATTTTTTACTTTATGCTTGATATGTGAAGGAGCGATATTGGCTAACTCACCTAAAATTTCAGAATCAATTTCTGGATTGTAAGCTGCAATATTTTGTAGCCCTTGCCACACCTTATCTAATTTATCCCCTGTGTAGCCCAATTTAACTGCCAATCGATAAGTTTGTGCTTCTAATTTTGCTTTAAAATACATACCTTCCATTGCATTACTATATGTATTTATCAAAGTTCCTGTCGCTTTTGTATATTTACCAATCAGATTAGCGGTATGATAAAAAGCAGTTCCTAATACACCCTCCTCTTCTATCCCAAGAGATATAGCATCAAACCCCGTCGTAGTTTCTTCTCTTTGTATTCCAGTATCAAAGCGGTTATTTTTTGCTGCGTCCGTAATGTCTTTTATTTTTGATAATGATTCTCCTTTCTCCTTCGCTTTCAACGCAGTTTCTGTTTGTCCTTTTATAGCACGCCCCATATATTTAAACCCATCTATCATAGAATTTATTTGAGAATGAAATAATATTTGATTTTCCTTCCACCTAACTCCATCTTCGATATTAGAGAAAAATCCATTTGCAATTTTTTGACCTGCTCTCCTCTCTAATTCAGCTCCGATTTTTCTTCTTACAACCCCAATTCCCGCAGCTACTGCGTGTTCTGATGGAGCCATTACTAAACTATTTAAAGCTGTTCCCACTGTATTTTTCCAATGGGTTACTGGTGAAGATAATATATTTGCCATATAAACGGACTTCAATACTCTTTTTATTTTATCCCCTTTAGACATTGTAACCCCATCTATAAACCCCTGCACATCTCCTTTTGCTTCTAGTATATTCATATGAGCCTCTACCATTCTCTGCTTGTCAAGAGTATCGGCTTTAGCAAAAATACTATACATCGAATTAGCCTGCTCTACTGCAGTATTATGTCTTCTAAAAACCATAGCTTCTGCACCACCATGTTTTGCAGCTATATCTTTCGCAACAAAATCGAGTTTGTGTAGTTCTACCATTTCGTTCCAGTAGCTGTCTACCGCTTTTGCATCTCCTGCCTCGATACGAGTTCTGTATTCTGGGATTGCATCTCTTACCATATTAAACGCCTGCTCCTGAACTTGAGTTACTTTTATGACTAATGGTTGTGTGCTTCTTAAATCTAGGTCTTCTAGCACTTTGCCGGATAATAAATCCTCTTTTGTCATTACTAAATCCTTTGCAGATTCTGATAACTTTGCTAATGTAGTTGATTGTTTATTGCGAATCGGAATTGTCGTCAACTGATTTATGATTTCGTCATACCCTTTTGTCATCTCTTTAATTCTATACTCTGAATTATTATTTAATTTATTGATAGAATCCTTAACTTGCTTCGTATCTCTTATATATTTCACGCTTCTAAATATTGCCTCAGCCATCGCACCAAGACCTAGACCTTCAATAGCGTTCTTAAGTCTTCCTTCAGCAAAACCGTCGTTTGGATCTGATTTTAAATATCTACTTACTGGATTGCTTAATGCTGGATTAGATTCAATTAAATCGGACAACCTTTTTTCGTGTTCTCCAAATGCCATAAAATCCGTAACCGCACCGACAGCTGATGCTTCAGCAAATTTTCCAACAGTAGAGGTAGCCTTCCCAACAACACCCGCTGCTTTCCCAACTTTATTCAAAGCCCCAAACGGAGCGAGGAATTGGGATACACCTCTCACTAATGAACCTACTGTGCTTTTAGCTTCTCCTACTTCTGGAAGTTGTAGACCTTTAACATCCTTCTTTGCTTCGTCTATATTTGCCTTGTCCATGCCTTGCGATTCAAGATATTTTCCTGCACCGTATGTTCCAATCGAAGTTCCTAAATCCATAACAGCCTGTGCCGCATCTCTAAAACCACCTACAACTTGCTTTGGTATATCTAATACTTTTGATAAAAATTTATCATCATGTTGCACTCCAGATTCAAATTTCTCAATGGCGGCTATAATATTATCATCTGATAAATTCGGATAATTTGTCTTTAAAGCCCCAGAATTATAATCATCTATCATTTTTTTTGCCCCCGAAATCCCCAGACGATTTGCGGTATCCGTATCCACATCTTGGTATTTTTCTAAGTATGCTTGCAACTTAGGCGAAGGCTTTTCAATCAATCGGTTTGCTGCTTCTTCCGCAACAAATGATTCCGGAACATTTTGTTCTTCTTCAAGAGTATTATCGTTTTGCATAATCATTAAATAATTTATCTTCTTTACTCATACTACCATAAGTCGCTTGCGTCTTTTGTTGTATCTCTAATTTTTTTTGTCTAGCCAAAATCATAATATCTTGCATCCCTTTCTGATACACATCTGCTTTCAACCCCTGTGCTGCTAAAGCAGCTTTTTGCTCTAGTATAAATTTCTTTAATTCAGCACCCTCAGGATTTGCTCGCTTATTCACAATCTCATCCACCAATGCAGCATTACGCCCCTTTGGTGGGGTAATACTAATATTAAATTCTGCTTTTACTTTCGACTCAAAATCCTTATCTGCTGCCCCGTATTCAGTCTTCCTTAATTTATCACCTGCTAAAAACGAGCTGTATTGCTGTCTTGTCATCAGTCTAGTTGATACAAGCTGATAAGCCTCCGAAGAACTCATTTCTCCGTTTATTCCTTTACGAAACATTTCATCGTTAGAACTTCTTACACCACTACTGCCCATACCCCCTCCATTACCTTCATAGCTTTCGAGAGAACCGAAGTTTTTTAATTTACGCATATACTTTACATCATATTGTTTTGCTTCTTTTTTTGCTTGGTTGTAAAACTGTTTTCTTTTTACTGGGTCTTGTATTTCGTCATGTTTATTTTTAAACTTGATAAACAAATTTTGTGTGTAAAATTCTCCGACTTGGTCGTATATATTTTCCTTAGTATTATATAATTTTGTTCCGTTATCTAATATCTTAAAAGCTCTCTCTCTTAAATCTGGGTCACTAAAAACCTTCTGTAGATTATCTGATTTCAGAAACGCCATACGCTCTGATGTGCTTTTATAATTATCATTTAAAAATAATCCGTTAATAGCTTCCGCAGCCTCAAAATCCTTATCAAACTCTGCGTCATGTATCTTATGCTGGTCTTCCGTTATATGACGCAGAGAATCTCTTCTTGCTTGTTTAACCCCTACTTTAAAATTATCTTTCTCTTCCGGGGTCCACTTAGGATTTACTTCAGACAAAAATTTCTTATTTTTATTTACCCATTCTTCTTGTCTAAATTGTCTCGATTGGGCGATTTCTTGATTAGACATATCATAGTCTATATGCGTTGCATTGTGATACTTATGCTCTATAAGTGATTTCTTCATTATTCTACCTTCGAGAAATCCCATATCTTTGACTGCATCATCTATAACTGGGTCTGCTAATTTCCCATAAGAATGCCCATCCTTAACTTTCTCATGTCCTCTTAGTTTATCCATAGCAGACACTGCGGTTTGATATTTATCATAAGATTTCATAGCTGTTATGTCTGGTCTATGATATGTCAAACCATACACATTCGTTCTTGCTACTTCAAACATAGACTGTGATAACTGACCATACATTTGGGAAGCCGCTTGTAAGTCGTCTGGAGTTACTACTCTCAAACGATTAGCCGAAGCATCCCCTATCGAAGGTGTCGGTTGTGTCATCCATCTTGGTATATTCGTAGCCATAAATTATATAATTTTATTATTCTTCAAACCCCATCCCATACCAGAAGCCGTATTTAAGATACCGCCTGTAGCATTTAATATCCCCATTTTCTGTGCGAAAGCACCTGATGCTCGTGTTGACGCAATTTGTCTTCTCATTGATTCCAATTGTAAAGAAGCGTTAGAATCTTTAGCAGAAGAATATAAACTCGACATAGCTTGTTCTCTGCTATATGCAGATAAATCTGATGCCTGCATAGCAGAAAATGATTCACCCATTAAACCTGTAGAAGCAGCATTAACTCTTTGCTCACGAAACAATTGGTCTAATTGTCTTGCTCTTTCTAGCTGTTGGCTCGATTCGTCTACTTTCTCCCCAGAGCGTTGAGTCTTCATTGCTTCTGTTTGCAATTCCATTTCAGATGCTTGCTGTTGAGCCATAGACTTTTGAAACTGTCCTTGCTTCACTGCTGAGTATGCCCCAACACCAGCGGCGGCTACACCGACACCGATTAAAATTACGGTCTCTACACCCATAAATTTTTATATAAAATACTTGTATATGTAAAACATTCTTTTTTAAAATTTTTATTTTTCAATTTATTTTCAAATGATTTAGTATGAGCTAAACTCATAATTACTTCAAAACCTAATTTTCTTGCCTGTTCGAACAATGTTTCGTATAGAAAATCCAATGCACCTACTCTTAATTCCTTTCGTGCTTTCTTATTCATAACTACCCATTCAATCCACGCAAGCTTGCTATCCGTTTGATACAACCATCCGGAGCAAACATCTACTCCGTTCTTGCTTACTATAATTCCATTCTCCGATAACATGCGGCGATGTAATGCAGCCATACCCCACCCGCTCATCATCTCGCATACTATCGTATAGTCTTCTTCATTAAGACACCATCTAAAACTAAATCCACTCATATCGTAACAGCTATAACAATTGCAACTAAATCAAAATCTACCGGCTCGTTCTGCACAATATCGAATGTGGCATCACGCTTTATGCCTCCGGACAAATATATTTTCTTCCACCCATTATATGGTGTAATTTCCGTATCGAGAAGATTAGACCCAAGACTCCTAAATACAGGTCTTACAATCGTCCGTCCGCTGTGTAATTCAAAACTGCGAGTCTTGAAAGTTTTAACTAAAGCATATACTACCCTACGCCAATCTCCCGTAAGAGTTTTCCCCCCAAGGTCTATATCTATTGGTAACATACGAATAAGCACCTTGAAACCAAAACCTATCTCTATCTCTTTATAATCTAATTCAATATCTATAGACCCATCAACATTAACAGTATTATCTTCCAATACAAAAGAACCCGCTCTCACTTTTACATCTTGCCCTGCTAATTCAGTAAAACCAGCATGATGTGTTTGTGGAGTTAATTCTGTAGATTTCATTCCAGCGTCAAGATAATAATTCTTATCAAGCTTTTCAAGAAGTCGATTCTCTATGCCATCTATAGTGCGTTTTGTTATTACATAAACATCCCTACCTGCCACAATAATGTCTTCGACAACCCCGTTTGTTTCAAATAAAGACCACGCTAATAATTGCTCACTTCGTAACATGTTTAATACTGCGATAGTTCCGTCAGCATTTACAATATACACATAATCCGCTGGGCTTGTATCTCTTGATTGTCTTACCGCCATAGCAACTGGAATCTGTATTAATTGAGAAGAAAGCAGAGAAATACTTTGGGCGTTATAACTTCGTTCGACTTCATTGAAAACAAATTGTCTTACAACTCTACCGCTGCTCTCTATGAATATTGTGCCGCCATCAACGGAAATAGGTCTTACAACACTTGACCCATGCAGAGTGCTTTTTTGCAGCATTATTGTTTCCGGTTTAATCGGGTCTGTTTCATTCTGAGGTATATAAAATTCTCCACCTGTTGTAAATATTTGTAAATTTCTTCCAGCGAAAATATTCACTATAGCATTTACCTTATCGTCATCTATAGTAACATCAATAGCTTGGTCAGCTTTTCCACTGCCAATATTAAAATTAAAAAACAAATCTGTCGCAGAACCCCATAAAGTAGATGGTCTGCTAGTGCTACCACCAAACCATAAACGCCCTTGATAAAAAGAACATGTAGCTGGGTAGCCTCTTGTATCAGACCACGCGTCTTCATATCCTGTTTCTATTTGCCATTCTTCTGCTTTTAACGGAGCATCGGCGTTTCCACTTGGAAATTCTACTATAATATCACCCACCACTTCTGAATCAGAAAGCTTACCTGTGATTAAAAATATACCACCTTTCTTACCAACGATATATTGTTTAAGGTTTGAAGTGTCTGCAAATATTGGGTCTGGGGTATTTACTACTACGGATTTCGTTACTAATGGAAAAAATGCACCATTGAATCGTTGCACTGTCCTAGTGGTAACGGTTGCTTGTTCCGCCTTTACAATCACATCTCTCCCGAGTAGATTCGAAAATGTAAGTATAGAATGACCATCATTAACTGTTACGCCATTAAACGCATGTGATGGTATAAAATCAAAGTCTATATATTCTACAATCCAATTAGTGTGTGAAGTTCTTACAATCTTAATAGGCTTTATTTCCGGATGCACTATAATTAAAGTGTCCGCCGATTGAGCATATTTTAATTGGCTAAGTCGTGTTTCGGTAATATCATTCATTGGAGTGGCAGCAGTAACTTCTGCAACCATCACATCGTCCTTATATACTCTCATACGCTTATCTGTGAAGACAAGCACATATATTTGTTCAGTATTGAAAGCAAACTCAATAATTTTAGCTTTTCCTGTTCCGTAGCATTTATCAATAAAACGCATCCCTTCTCGTTTATATACCCCACCTAATGGGTCCACATAAACATTTCGTAATTTATCAGCCCCGTTAAAATAAAAATCTTTGTCAATACGACCAAAGACTTGTTGGGCTAATTCACCGGATACGAATGCTGTTTTTACTGTTCTAATTTTTCCCATACCCTAATTCCTAACTACAAGCAAAGCGAAATTATGAATAGGCATTATTGTGTTGCCATTACTTTGGCTATCAATAAGACCTGCTCTCTTTCTTGAATCCATAACCTCCTTAGCATAGTATGCAGCTTTATTCTCATCTTCCATGAGAGATATAGCCAATTTCTGGCAAAGACGGTTAATCACATACTCCGAAAAATATGGCGGGAATTTCTCCTCTGAACTCCGAAAAATATAATTCACTTTCACTTCTGACGCATTGCAGTATAGGTAGCCTTCTTTTATTGAGTGTGGAAGACCCGGGTTATCTTTCCCTGCTAATCTTAAATAATCTGCTGGCAATTGAAATGCTGCGGAATATTGGAATAGCGGAACCTGTGTAAGTTTATTTAGTTGTATTTGGTTTTGTGCGAATGACCAATTTCTATCGGACAAACATGCACGAACAGTTAGCTCAAATATAGTGTTGCATATTTTTGCTTCTCTTGTCTCGTCTTGAAATGTAGTAATCTCATCTGCTCCCAAAAGGGTTAAAGCTTGTGAACATAACTGAATATCTGTCATCATAACGAAACAATAAATTTATATAATACAACACGGCAGGCATACCAATTGCTCGAAACACCCACCATATTATTTCCTTATACGAGGTCTGTTCCATCAACAACTGTTACAACCTTAGCCGCGTTAGCAGAAACTCTAACATAACTGATAACAGGTGAAGCAGTATTAGCTGCCGCTGTTACTTTGATTAAGTCATTAACCTTTAAAATATCATAAAGGTCGTTAAAGTAACCAACGTCAAGAACTGTAGCAATGGTTTCGTCAGTGACATAACCATACTCACTTGGAGCTTTGCTCTGATTTAAAAACAGAACTGTAAAATTTTTTCTATCAAACATATAACAACAAAATTAAACTACTGCACAATCGATCCTAATTAAACCTTTCTGGTCTATGACTTTCGCACCTAAACCTAATTTTCCATGGATTAAAGTGGAAAATCCTCGTTCAGCTACTTCGCCAACCTTGAAAGATATGTCGGTATTTACACCAACACCAATCGGGCATTTCATTCCTTTACCTACAAACGCATAAGCGTGAGTAGTAGAAGTTCCGGTATCTATAGGAATCCCCGCAAGTATACCTTTAACAACTTCAAAATTCGCAACCTTGATAAGTTGGAAACCATAGTATTGTTGAATTGAACCACTATCTAAAGCATCAGCTTTAGTAAAGTCTTTCGATGTTACCTTAATATCATTTGTCAATGAATTATGGATTTGGTTCGGATGAACTACCAAGAATCTATCTTGTTGTGGAATGTTGTTTGCATCCATGATAGCTGCTGCGGCTTTAATAGCTTGCACTGTTAAACCTGCATTAGCACCGGATACATTCTTTGGCACGATATTTCCTGCAATATATGTAGCATTAAACAAAGCTTCCAAAATAACTGCGTCCTTTCTTCTACCTGCTGCAATCTTACAAGCATTAATAGCTTCCTGTTTTTCAGAATAGTTAATCAACAATTCTTCAACACTATCAACCATGTGGTTTATATCGTAGAACTCCACATCAATTTTTTCTTTGGACTTAGCCATTGAATCCAAAACTAATGGTGCATTCGAGATGTGTTTATGAGAATAAACAATTCCTTGTTTATTAAACTCAAAGGTCTTCGCCTTACCCATTTTCGTATAAAACATATCATACGAAAATTGACCTTCATACTGATAATCGTTTCTCACGACAGTATCAATTTGAGTCACAAAATGTTCTAACAAATTACTAGACATACAAAATAAAATATAACTTTTTCATAAAAATTTTCTTCGGTTTATAATTGGGTATTCTAGTAAAAGAGCCAATATTCTTCATGCTTTCCTCGAAGTCCTTACGGGTGTTTCGCATACTTAGCACAAACCTTTCAATAATATTTAATAACATATTTCTAAATGTCAAGAAATATTTTTATCAGATGGCTTTATTGCAAAATTTTCTACCACTCCAATTCCTAATAAACCTGTTCCAGAATATATAAACAGCTTTATAATATCTATGATAGTATAAGCATTCTTTACTTCTGTTGATATACTGAAACCAAAAAGGATTAACGCAAGTAGCATCGAGAATCCTATCATAGATATTCCCATTATCCTCTTACTTGATTTATTGCCATTGGCATCTTCTATAATTCCGTTCGACATATTCTACCTAAAAACCTTTTTTCTTTGCTGCATTGTATTTCTCCCACATAGCTTCTTCTTGTTGTTGAAGACCTGTGTCAGTCATCAATGACCTTTCGTTTTCTTTACGGAAGTTCATTATTGTTCTGTAAATATCAGCTGAGCTTTCTAATGGGGCAGTAGCGACATTCGTTGGAATACTACGCTCGCCTTCTCCGCACATTAATCTATACATTAAATCCACTTGTGGAGTCTCTACATACGGAAATGCGAATAGAGCCGAGAAAGCTGCTTGGTCTTCCGGAGATAATTTTGAAGCAAATGTTTCTAATGCAGCAACTTTTTTCAATCCGTCCGAACCGAGTTCTTTCATTATAGCAGATTTTCTTTCTTCTATCAAAGCTACTTGTCTTTCTACAGCTCCTGCTAGAATAGTCTTTGCTTGTTTTTCAGATACTCCTGCTTTCTCAAAACCTTTGATAAGCATATTTATTTCTGGAATATTTGGGTCATAAGTCATTCCTTCTGGCAACGATTTTTCTGCTACCCATTTTTGAACATTCTCATTCCACTTATCTTCAGCATAACTTTCCATTGGTTTGTAATCCTCCAACTGTTTTGTTATCTCATTCAATTTTGTGCCTTGTTCTCTTATCTTTGCTTCAGCACTTTTATATCCTGTCTGTGCCTCATCCATAGTTTTATATTTACCAAAGATAGGTTTATCACCTGTCTGTGTCTCATCTGGTTTCACAGCTCTATGTGGAGAATCCTCATAGTTAAAGATACCATCATTGCTTGCAACCGGTGGTATCGCCTGTGTTGTAGTAGATACTGTTGTATCTTGACCTTGTGTTTGAACGCCTTGTTGCCCTGCGCCCGCTGGCATATTACTCTCTGTTGACATAAGAAGAAACTCTAATAATTAAACTATTTAACTCATAATATACATCACGCCTCCCAATTTCTCTAAAAGTGAGATTTGATGTTTGTTGTCCGTCAGCTACGCCATGCCCGATTTGTTTTTCGATAGTTCTCTTACGCAACCAACTCATTAACTCTTGCCCTTCTTTTGAAGAAAGCAACGCATATAAGCGTTTATCCTCTTCCGAAGGCTGATTATTTTTAAACATGTCCATAACTTTTTTAATCATAATTACCCAATAGATTCACCATTATTCACTTGATTCTGCATGCCTTGCTCCGCCATCTGACCCATCTGTGCTATCTTTTGTTTTACAGCATCTAACTGTTCTTGTGTCAATTGTATATCCGCCGGTATGTTTAAATACTTCGCCATGTGTTGTATTAATTTGTCCGGCTGTATAAGCACCATAGCCGTTTGTGGTCCAAATGTTCCAGTTAAAAATTGTATGAACTGTTGAATAGCCATTAAACTTTCTTGGTCTTGTGCAGCAGCAAGTGGTGATTCATGTTTCACGCTTAATATTCTGCCATCAATTTTTATAGTATCCCCATCTGTCGGTAGCAATTTCCATTCGTTCAGCACAAACAAAATTCTATTAATGAGTGGTGTTATCAATTCATATTGCAAACGACCGAACGCAGAACCAATTCTCTTCGCCAGCTCCTGTTGTCTATAAGCTACTTCTGTTGCGGTTTTAACTGGAAGGTCTATTGGTCCTAACGGGTCAGCAAACATCACTTCATTAATGCTTGTTCTCAAATCATTTATTACCATCTGGCTAACATCCATTCCGCCCGGTATTGGTAGCGGTGCGATTGATGGTGAACCCATCCCGCCCGGCGTTTCCATAACTGGTATCAATGCGTGTGGTCCCATCTGAATATTCTCCAGATTCATAACACCATCTTCTTTAACCATCCACATACCTGCGGCATCAATAGACGCACGCTTTAATATCAATTCTTTTGTTTTGTTTATACTCTTTATGTCTGGCAACGCAAACAATGCTGGTCCTCTTCCATAAATTTCTCCCGGTGCTACTGACCATCTGAATACAATCCATGGTGAACTCTCTTGTTGTCTCTCAACAATTATCTGTTTGGAAGCTTCGTGCATTACAATATACACAAACCCATCTACTGTTTTCACAATCTTTCTCATCTTTCCTTCTTCATCAGTCTCCATTTTTTCAACTTCTACTTTCGAAGGATATGTGCATTCTATAAAAACTTCTTGATTGCTTGGTTGCGACTCCATTCTTTTTGTTAATTCTTCCGGAACTTTCGCATCCGCCCAAGTGTTCTTAATATTTCTTATTTCCATTTTGTGTTTTCTAAACACTGTGTCTATACGACCATAAGCTCCTTCTTCTAAGTAAAGCTCATGAAGTGGTATGCTCACGAATCTTAATGGTGTTCTTTCGTCATCACCTTTTATGCAAAGTAATGCCCCTGTTCCAATAGCTAAATCAGAAAAGGTTTCTGCGATCTGCGTATCAAAATTACTATTTTGTATTGATGAGAACATTATATTTGATACCTCATCCAGCTTTGGTTTCACTATATCTAACACTTCTGGCGGCACCCCATCACCCGGAACCAATCTTGTCCAACGCTTCATTGGTGGCACCAAAGAAGATTGTAGATTAGATATAAATTTGCTTAACGCAATTATTGCTGTTGAATCAACCACAACAATATTTTCTCTCTTTTGAGTCCCTTCGGTTTTTTCAGTAAAAAGTTCACGCTCTGGTGCAACATATCGTAATGTCTCACGATACAATGTATCCCAATTCTGCTTTCTCTTTGCTGCTTCGTCGAAGCGTTTTTTAATGGATTCAAAAGACATCATATATTTTCTAACCAAGTTTTCCATTAGAACCTAAAACTCCTTTCTCCGAGGTAGCTATCAATGACTGACGACCTGTTTGACCTCTTCGTTTAGAGTTGTAGCTATCTGTTGCTTCTTTAGTTAAAGACTCTTTCTTAGCCTGTAACTCTCTATTCTTTTTTTCCAAATCCGCTTGTTGTGCTTGTGCAGCCGCAACTTGAGCCGAATTATCTGGAGCTGACGGACTTCCACCCATATACTAATAAATTAAATAAACACATTTTTACCACCATACTTTCGCAAAGTTTTGTATAATTGCTTTGGAGTTATCGACAAAATGTCTGGCAACCCTATCGCCAATTTTACTAACGCCGTGCATAACGGTATGTTCTTATTTATATTATGTATGAATTTATATTTGTCAAGAAATATTTTTGTCTTGACAATCTTTGGTGCTAAACCTTTGTCCCGCCTCATACAAATTTCTCTATAAGTTCTCAAATACGACCACCAATGCACTACCTCAAATGGCTCACTCTCCCTATATTCCACACTCCATTTCCCAAAATCTATAATCGGGTCTCTCACCAATACCATGTGTTTGCCATCCTCTTCCCAAGTATAAATAATTAAGCAGTGATAAAATGGTTTCTCTAAAAATCTTTCCCACCATCTCTTACGCACAGCGTCCATTGTAAATACCACAAAAGTTTGTTGATTCGTTAAAATACATTCCATGATTTTCCCATCACACATTTTCCACCGCTACTTCCCTTCTGCCCTGCTCGCAGCTCTCGATATTCTCCACCACCACAAAGAAGGTATTGCAACGCATCATGCGGATGGCTATATTCATTTTTGTCCGGCTCTTGTGTAAATTTAGCGTCTCCACTCACGGATAGCTTACGATACCTATACTGCCCATTAAATCCTTTACGAAGCATACGACACCTCTTGTCTAGATACAAACCCGGCTTCCCATTAATCATTCTCATAAGTGGTTGCAACACGGCTTCCCGTCTTGGTTCAAAGAAATTCGTAGGTGCCGCTCTTACAATTAAACCTTTCGCTCGGAATAAATCATACGCAGTCATACCTTGTTGGTCTCTAAAACCCCCTGCGGGGTCTCCATAAATCATAACTTGATGACCTTGAAAATGTGTATCAATGTATGATTTCATATTCACAGCGAACTGCGGCAACGCCATCGTGTCCCCTTTCGGCGTAGTTATCTCTGCTATAATCTGCCATTGTCCTTCTACTGTCCTTTGTGCAAAAATACAACACGGCGTAAGCCCAAAGTCTACACCACAGTAGATTGTCGCAAATGGAATTGTCTTTAAATTCTCCTCCGGCACATGTATTGTATCATTAAAATTATCCCCATACACCGGCTGTCCGTTCGAAATAAATCCAAACTGCCCATGTAAGAACACATCAATATACTCTTTTGTCTTCCCTGCCCTTTGTGTTTCATAATACTTCGGTGGCAAGTTGCCTCGATTCTCAGCTTCCGGCGAAAATCCAGATGGCTGTTTAAAAAACTTAAAGCCTTCCGGTTTATCCTCCTCAGCTAAATTATACCACCAGTGTGTATCGTCCGGCGGGTTTGTATCTGCTATGATGCCATACCATGGTAGCCATTCTTCGTCAGACATATTCTCTGGTTTATCCTTCTTCGACGGAAATCTACCAACACGACCTGTCGCCGCATCAAGTATTGACTTCTGAATAAATCTTGCCTCATTCAACCAGATACCGGTTGCTTCAAGCGATAGCAATTTTTTCATATCCTCATCTCTGTCAAGAGCAAGAAAAATAATCTCTAGGTCTAACCTCAAATCATCCAAGATAACCCTATGAGTTATTGGCGGCTTCCGATTCATTTTACCAAAATCTGCTTCCGGAAACCAATCAAGCCATGTCTTTATTGTTGTGGTTTCTAGTTCCGGACCAGTATTACGAACGGCAACCCATCTAGCTTTACGCCAGCCGGATACTCCTATTGGTCTTTCAGCAGATTTAATCAACATCTCTAAGCAGCATGCAACAGACTTTCCAGACCCGACCGGTCCCATAAGACCACGGAAAAAAGAATTATCTTTATGAAATGCTGCTGAAACTGGTCCAGCTACAGTATAATTAACATACGATGTCTGCTGTTTCTTCTTTTGCATATAGAAGAAGATTAATCAAACATCTTGTCATTTTTCTTATCATCCTTCTTTTTGTCTTTTACATCTGGTTGTAATGGCTCGACAGGTGATTCGACTTCTTTCTGTGTTACTATCTCTAACGCACCGACCTTGTCTTGTAATTCACGGATAAGCTTAATATGCTCTTCACGCTCAACATGTAATTTTTCAATATTTTCTTTTAGCTCTTTGTCATCATACTTCTGCACGATAACCGGCGAACCATCTTCTTGCGTTGGTATAGCTTGGGCAGTGCATGGTGTCAGTTCAATCTCATCATCAAAGAACCTACCGAATGGCACTAGAACATGTCTTTTACCACAGCAATCACAAGTGCCGAACTCAACACTCACTTTAAACTCCGGACCGAACTTTAGATGTTCGTTTGCATTTACGCAGTCTATACAGACTTTACTCATCATTTTTTTTGTCATAAACAGAATCAATTAAATCAACATTTAAACTTCTATCATCAGCAACCACCTTAGTCTCACGACCACCGAGGTTAATGTTAATAGATACTTTTGGTGTAACCTTCTCATCACCACCGCCTAATTGACCGGTAGCTTTTAAGAATGTTGCAGCCATATTTGCTAAGGCACCAGCAACTTTACTGTCGCCTTCGTCAAATCTCTTTTCTACTTTCTCGTAGACAGCGAGGAATTTCGCAGCTCCTTTCTTTGGTGTAAGCTTTAACGCTTCAACAAAATCATTCTTTGCGTCTTCCATAGCGTCCCTTATCTTTGGGTCAGCTAATGCAGCTTTCAAATCCTTTGCATCAAAACCAGCAGCCTTTGCGGCTTCTTTCTCATCTATAGTTTCCATATATATTTGAAGGAAAGTATAATGCTTCATATTCCAATATGGCTGATTTGGCAATGAAGACGGTATGTCTTCTTTGTTCTTTAATGTCAGCGTTTTCTTTTTAGTCATATCTATAGAATAGAGTTAATGCTCAAATTTATAATACTTCGTGTTTTCTATTTGTCAAGAAATAATTTTTAAATACAAATTTAAACTCACGAAGCCTGTGCAATCGCACCTAGTAAAATGAAGCCTGTGCAATCGCACCTAGTAAAATGAAGCCTATACAGCTTTGGCTGCCGTGCGACCTAAAATTTATAGAGGCGAAATAGATACCCATACACCCTACTCACCGCTTCGGGGGATACCCCTCAAAAAGCATATTACGCCCCTCCCACCCCTTATAGATAAAGGTTCATAGAAGCTCATGGCGGCCCCTTACAACAGCCTCGGCAGAATACGCCTATATATCCCCGCTAGTTGCATACAATATATATATATATATTATAATATATGTTTATGTTTGTTTTATGATATACTTACAAAACTGTATAAGTCTTACGAAGTCTTTAAAATGCGTCCGCGAACGACCGATTGAAAAAAAGCGACCGATTTTAAAGTGGTTTTTAAGCGTGTTTCGATATGTCTTGTTGTATTTATATCAAGAAGTATAGATTGCTTTAAAAAGTGGGTTTATGTTCGTTATAGCGTATGTAGTTAAAAAATTATGTTTTGAAAGGGTGTTTTTGGACTGCCAGAGCTCAATTTTGGCTATTTTTCACTCATTTTTGTAAATTCGTTCAACGAATCTTTACTATTATAATATATTGTTTTATTGTTATTTTGATATATTAAAATTACAATTATTTATTAATTTATGCCAGTAGATATTATAAAAAGATATTACATAGATGTTAGATTTGAAAACACAGGGAACGAACGCCGTAGTTTTCATATTAATGCGTGCAGTGAATGTGGTGCAATCTATCAAACAACTCTATTATTAAAAAAGAATGGAATTAAACAAGTCTATTCAATCCTAGTTCGTGAAGAAGCATACCCAATTGAAAAACGCAAGCGACTCAAAACACTCAAAGAAAAGAAAAAGCATTTTACAATCAAAAGAGACAATGAAAAGGCTATTGACTCAATAAAAGCAAGGCTTGAATCACAGACCACGAAGTCGTAGGCTAAAATGTAGTCCCTGGGATTACATTTACAGATTACATAATTCAACCCAGTATTTACAAGGCGAAACTGCCCTTGTGTAATATGTAATCTCTAATTTTTAAAACTTTTGATTAAAAAGAAAATCTAAAATAAAAATATTTACAAATACACACCTACACATAAATATTTATATACATATATACTATACTTACTTATATACTATTTTATATATATTACAGATTACAGATTACAATATATTATAATAGTAGTAATTATAAGGACAAAACGGCGTAATCTTATTTTTGCTTGTAATCACTAAAAACAGATTACATTGATGGTTTATAAAAATATTTTCACTTTTTTAATAATAATGCTTGACAATAAGAAAATAATATTTACATATATATTATATACATATTTTTTATGTATGTTTAGAATAAATAAAAAAATATTATTTTTTTCTTGACATTTAAAAAAGAGTATGTATTATTAATTAAGAAATGTTTTATTTTTTGTTTTTATGTCTTGTAAAATGAAAGTTGCGGGTACAACTGAAAAAAAGCCAACCACTCAAGCAGTGTTTTTATGTCGTGATTGGCATAATGGCATTGTTAAGGTTCTAGTAGTGAATGGAAAGCGTAATGCTAATAAAGCCTCTAATGTTTTATCTGCAATACACAACACCTTTCATTATAATTACCATTACAAAAATGAGCAATACGCTGAATTTATGCGTGATGTTAAGTTGTCAAAACTTTTTGACTCTTTAAATAGAATTCCGCACGATTTCAGCGATGGTGAGTTCATCGATGTTTGGAATACAAACGGGTTGAAATATCATGATGCTTATTGGGGTTTTTAATTATTATTGTTTTATTTTTTATTTATATGTTTGATTTTAATTCAAGTTTAAAGGAATTTTTTGATCCTTACGAAGACAGTTTTGACGCAAGGGACTTGTGCAAATCATTGGTTGTTTATGCAAATCAATTTTATAATTACTACAAAAGTGGTGATTGTGAAATTGAGCTTAAAAAAGAAATGAAAGCCAAAGCCCGTAAGTATAAATTGCGTTTTATCGCAGATTGTAAAAAAGAAATTATAAAATATTTCAATTCTTATCCAAAATGCAACGACCTCAAAAAAGATTTCAAAGACGCTTGCAAAGAAATTCGCCATGAAAATTGGGACGAATTATTCCTGGTTTTAGATTGGATAAAAGACAATTGGGGATGGAAGGGTAGCGAACATTATTTTAAGTATTTTGTGAAGTTTAGTGAAAATGAGCCGACAATGGTTCATGAGTTTGGTTTTGAAGATTATGCACGAGACCTTGGCGAAAATTGCTATTTAGACGATATTCGCAGGGACAATGGACACAACCCTATTCTTGACTTTATTGACTGGGAAGCCTGGGTGGATTTTGTCAAAAATGACTATACCGAAGTAAGCAACCCACTTAATGAAAGCCGTTGTGTTTATTATATAAGTCATTAATATTTATGTATATGAAAAAAGTTCATAATGTTACAAGAAGGGTTTTAGTTTATAGTTTTATAGTTTTATAGTTTTATGGGTTCAATATCAAAAGGTTTAAAAACAAAACAGAATGGGAAAGTCTGCGTTTTTGAATGTAATGCGGAACACGAAAATAGCAAATATGTTGCTATAAGTACAGCAGAAGTAAGAACGGGAATCAATAACAACTACAAAGAGTTTAAGAAGCACGCAATGGAAACAAGAGAGCTTTATGATTTTGTAAAAAATTTAGATGAAAAGAACGCTTATATTAGAAACTTTATAAGATTATATGAAGAAGGTAAAACTTACGAAGCTTCGGAATATTTAGACTATGAAGGGATGAAAAAGCGATATAAATTTTAGTTATTATTATTATTTTATTTGTTATGTATATGAAAAAAAAAGGTTACAATAAACAAAGAATAAAATTCGCGTTTATTTTTGATGATAGGTTCAAATACGATAAAAATGGCAAAAAACTTGGATTTGCTGATGAAGCAGAGAAGCACTCAATCAATGAATTAAAACATTTTGCAGAAAATGCTAAACAAAGATTAGAAAATGATGTGTATTTTATAGATAATATTTCAGATGATATGCAAATATATGATTTAAGACATATTGATTTTGGTGCAACTCACCAATATAGAGCACAAGTAATTATAAGACCGTATAGTAAAAAAGCTGCAGAAGTTTATCACCATATAAACAAATACTATCAAAGGTGTAGTTATATTTTAATTAATTAATTAGTTTGTTTGTTTGTTTAGTTTATGATTGAAGTTTTGAAATTTGTAGGTGTGTTTTTAGCGCTTGGGTTTGTGGTGCATATAATATGCAAATATGATGCACGCGATAAATAGTTTTTTAGTTAAATATATGAAAAAAGATTATAGTTTTTTAAATAAAGTGGTTGTGTTTGATAATCAAGGCAAGACTTTAGATAGGTATACAATTGTTTTTCAAGACGGAAGTAATGCAAGCAGTAGTACACACCCCACAAGCCCTAATGGATTTTATCAACGCGGCGAGGGTATAAATTACACGCCCCTTGATTTTTATGATGGGGAGCGTTGCCATTTAACTGACAAAGAGGATATAAAAGCTTATAATAAAGTTAATAAGCACCTTGGAAAATACAAGACTTTTAATGCAATGAAGCGGTTACCAAAGCAAGTATTAGATTGTATAAAAGAAGATGTTGAGGTTGTTGATGTTTGTGAGGCAATAGCAAATGAATATTATTGCAGTCCACGACCAAAAATAACAGAGGCTTTTTTAAGAGAAGAGCTTGCGTTCGGTGATAAGCAAATCGAGATTGCGAAAAATTATTGT